GCAAACATACTCTTTCTCCACTGGCTCCAGTTCCGGGTCATCAAAGGCAATGAGAATCTTTAGAATGTCCCGGTAGTCTGTGCGAATCTTCCACTCTGCGCCACCGAATTCCAGACTGGTGGGAAGTTCCCAAATCATTTCTTAGAACCCTTCTGATAGCCCTTGGTGTACTTGTTCACCTTGCGGTTCATCCTCTCCGTTTCCATCTCAAACTGCTTGGAGATGAAAGCCCCCACGGCCTCGATGGCGTTCTCGCAATAGAAGCGACCATTGATGGGAGAAAACGGATGCATCTGGCCAAAGAACGCCTCTGCCATGTTGGCATTGAACATCTCGTTCAGCAAATCATACAACCGCTGCTCGGACTCATGCAGGGCGTGAATCTCTTCCTCTGTTGCCATCTCATCCGTTGTACCGTCTGCGGTGAGGGAAATGTTTTCCAGCGGTGCAGTAACCTCATCGAATCTGCCCACCATCTTGTTATACCGATCGATAATGCCGATGTCCGTGGGTCTGAAATAAAACACTCCAATCTCATCGCCCAGTGCGTTCTTAATGGGCACTCGTACACTGCCGTCATCAACGATAATACTCAGGTTCATATCAGTCTGATCGTTTGCCATTTGATTTGCCTCCTATTTTATAACGTGTTCTGGGGAGAGCTGAGGCATCAGCTCTCCCCTGTGGTTTGTAACTTACTCCGTGCCAATCAGGCAGCGGTAAAGGTGCCAGATGCACCGGATGCACCGGGCTTGTAGGTTCCCTTGGTCTTTTCGCCCACATAGGTGACCGTGTACGGGATCTGGTAGCCAGAGGTATCGCCACCGTAGCTGGTGGGCACAACATAGCAGTCCTGACGATAGGCCACATAGCCGCTTTCTGCGTCACCGTCCCACAGATGCACCTCCAGGGAGGAGGTCTTGAGAGAATCGTCGGTGGCCTGCTCGTCTACGATAGTCTGGAGCTTTTCAAAAAAGGCGTCACCCACCCGAGCGTAGTAGGGATCAGCCTCAGAAGAAGGCTCATAGCCGTTGTGATTGAAGGTGGTGGAGCCAAGGATGTTCTTCTTGGCCTCGGTGTCGGGGTTCAGATCGACCTTATACTCGTCCAGATCCTCGCCGAGACGATACCAATTGGGGGTGGTACCGCCAAAAGAGGCATCCAGGAAGTGGGCCATGTACTTTCTGGCGATCTTGCCGGTTACGGTTGCAGTTTCAGCCATTTGTTAATTCCTCCTGTATGTGATTTTGAGTTGGATTTGATATTTTGCTGCGTCGCTGCCTGCCTGGGCCACATACGCCGTCAGCGTGGGGACGATGGATTTGATCCGGACATTCTCCCAGTCGGGTACATCAAGTGCCCACTCCGGGAAATTCCGAGCTAGGTTTTGCTCCAGAATCCAGGACACCACAGCGTCATAAAACCCCAGGTTTGCCAGGTTCTGCTGGATGTCTGCGCCGTAGCTTTCCTTGGACGCAAAAATGTAATTCTGGGTCTGAGTATCGTCCAAAACTTCATCACCCAAAATGTTTTCATGGTATTTCAGTGCGGAGGGCACAGCGTAGATGGCGTACTCCGTGGCCTCCTCCGCCAGATAGTCAATACGAAATCGATTATCCGTGGAGATTGCCGGACAGGTGCGGAACCATGCCCTCAGCCGCTCCGTATTACTTTCCGTTTGCGACATCTTGCGCCTCCTGAATAATGTCTTGTAGGTGATCCGCCTTCATGCGCTCGAACCAATAAGCACCAGCCAGGGGGTTCACGTCCTTGCTGTAGGTCAGGGCCTTTCCGGTCAGATGTTTCTTCTGCCCCGGCGGAGAGAAAAAGCCGGTGGGCTCTCCGGAACTGTCCTCGAAAATGGGGATATTCGGTCCCATGACTTGCCCGTAATACTGATAGCGGGCGTAGGGCCCGGGGTAAACCACCGTGCCGCTGCCGATGTCCGTGGCGGAATAAGCACTCCGCCCCAGGGTAAGCGTCTGCGCCGGGACATATTGCAGATTCCAGTCGATCACCGACTTGTCAACGGCCTTTTGCACGATTCCGCCGGGTTCCAACCCACATTTTTCTTTCAGCCCAGAGGGGTCAAAGCGGAAATTCGCATGGATTACCGTCGCCACTAAGAACCCACCACTTTCCAATGAGGCGCTTGTCCCCGCCGGTTGTCCGAGACTCCCAGGATCGTGAAGCCCTCATACTGCTTTAGAAGCGCAGCCGGGCGTGGGTTTTCCGCCGCCTCACCTTTTATCACAACGTCACCATTTCGTAGGGTGAAGCAGTTCTCCGGGGCTGCCCCGGCGTATTCGGTAGCGGGGACATAAGTCTTGCCAGAGCAATCAGCGTTTGCTGGAATGCGGATGGTAAACTTGTTGGCAGCCTTCAGTCCGGAGGAGTCCACAGTAGATGCAAGTTCGCAGTGCCAGGACACACCGTTAATCACGGTGGGAATGTACACATCAAAGCCAGTTTCTGCATCCAGCCTCGCATTGAATACCGTTATTGTCGCGTTGCACAGCTGCATCTTGTCACCTCTTTTCTTCCTCCGGTCTGAAATACTGGGGCGCATTCAGGCCACGGTAGAGCAGCGGAACGCCGTAGTCATCCATCTCACCGCTGAGATAACTTTTCACGGTTCGGTTCAATGCCTGTTCGGCCTCCGCTGCGCCCATGGCCTTTCCGTAGCTCTCCGAATAGCCGTCGGTGTTGTAGGATGTAACCACCGGACTGCTCACCTGTGCCTCTGTGCCCACCACGGACTCCATGCCGATGATGGCCAAGACGCACAGCTTCACCGCCTCCGGGACTTGTTCCATCCCCTTTATGCGGCTGTCGGTGAGGTAGTCAATCCGTTTCTCCGCCCGAAATTCCGCCAGGGTGAATTCACACTGGGGCAGTGTGCCGCCATACTTTGTGTACTCTTCGTAGGAGAGATATACCATTTGGATTCCTCCTCTCTTACGACTTGGTGACGGTCACGGTGTACTCCGTGGTGGCTTTGCCATTCTCGGTTACCGTAATCGTCAGCACATTTTCTCCGTCGACCCATGTGGCGCTGGTGCCATTCCCCAGCAGCGCACCGTTCACTTCCAGGAGGAGGATGGCATCCTCTCCCGCAGTGGCGGTGACCTTGTTGGTGTTATTGGCGGTTGTGGCGGTGTAGCTGGTCACGCTCGGGTCAAAGGCGGGTTCCAAGGTTAGTGTGCCGATAGCAAGCCCGGACAGCTGGCTCGCCTCGCTTTCCTTACTGAGACTGCGAGCCCTCTGACTGCTGCTATCGGCGGTTATTCCCCCGTTGCTACGTCCACCGCTGCTACGTCCGCCGCTGCTACGTCCGCCGCTGCTACGTCCGCCGCTACGTTAAACTGGAGGGCTGCCTGCTTCTTGTTGAGTACAAACACATCTTCGTAGGACTCCTCAAAGTAGATGTACTTTCCCTCAGTCACAGCGGTGGGCGCATCCAGCTGGGCGAACTCATAAGACACAGGGGTGATCACAGCGGTGGGGTGCACCAGGAACATATTGATCTGCTTGGCATCCTCCGCCACGGCCCAGCCCTTGGTGAAATCATAGGAGGTCTTCATCAGGGTGGAGGGCACAGGCACGATCTCCACCTCATCCAGGCGGGAGATGCTGCGGTTCACGGCGCCATTGCCGCCCTGGGTGTCGAAGTTCCGGGCGATGCCGTCGGCCTCTTTCAGCAGCTTACGTACCTGCGATGTGACGTAGAGGATGCGGCCGTTGGCAGGAACTCGTGCCTCATCCATGTTCTCCATCAGGGTGTCAAACACAGAAAGCACATTTTCCACGGTCAGTGCGGTGGTGTCGGGGGTCATGGCCTCCTTTTCTGCGTCGTTGGGGTCGGTGGAAGTCCACAGCTTGTACGCCTGAGAAATCAGGTATGCGTCCATCTCGGGAAACTTCTGTTCCTCGTTGTACACCTGGGTGATATTAGCAATGGATGCAGCCTGATTGGTCTGATCAATGTCCTTGGGATGCACCAGGGTAGACCACTTCCGCTGGTGAGACAGGGTCTTGGGCTCCCAGGCGTTGTCATAATTGCGGGTGGCCAGGGCGATGGTGTCCCGGTCAGAGTCCACCCGGCCAGAGGTGGAAATGCGGGGGATGTAGACGGTCTTGCCGTCTTCTCCCATGCGATAGCGGCCATTGTTGGGGGTGGCATAGAGCGCACCGAAGTTCAGCACATAGGGGTAAGCCTGTGCCAGTTCGCGGGAATACTGCGCTGCGTAGTTAATTCCAGGCATAATTTTCATTCTCCTTCTGTTTTAATGATTTGCCCGTTTGGTTTATTCCGTTGGAGCCGGGCGCACTCCGTGGAACTGGAAGCCGAATGCACCGGGTTCGGGGCCTGTGGGATTGCCCTTAGGCAGCACGATGGTGGGCGCAGGTCATTGGGCGCAGGCTCCGCAGGCTGTACAAAGGCCCCGGGATCTGCCTCCTGGTAGGCCTTCACATAGTCGTCAAAGCCAAGGATCTTATCACCCTCCATCTTCAACGCCTTGTCGATAGCACCTCGTTCAAAGTCACGCTTTGCTGCGGCACTGGAGAACTTCAATGCGCCGGTGGCGGTTTTCACGGCAAATTCGTAGGCCTGCTGCTGTTGCCGCTGTGCCCACTCCTGCCGCTCGGTGTCGTACTTGGCCTGTAAGCTGGAAAGCTGACCCGTCAGCTGGGATAACTGGCCTGCATCGGCCTGAGCGGCGGTGAGCTGCTCCTGCACCTGCTTTAGGTCTGCGGCTCTCTGATCCAACTGGCTCTGGAGCTCCGTGGCTCGGTCGGTGAGTGAGGTTCGCTCCGTGGCAAACCGATCCTGCTCGCTCTTGCGGGCGTTCTCTACATCGTGGCCATTCTCTGCCATGATCTGGTCAATGGCCTCTTTGGACAGTCCCAAGTCCTCTAAAATTTTTCGCTGCATTCTGATTACCTGCCTTTCTACGATTTTTTACGGCTTTTTCTTGCCTGATTGGTGGTAGTTAAAACAGTTTTACGTCATGTTTTGGGACAAGGATATGTAAAAAGCCGCATTTCTGCGGCCTTCTGCATCATGTTTTTAACTTTATCGGTTGGAATCCATTTACCCGCATCCGCTCTCTGCGTGGGGTGAGTCCGGCGGCCTTGGCCACTTGAGTATAGGCCTGAGAGAGTGTGTTGATCTTCCGTTGACATTCTTCCCGCAGCTTGTCATCTCCAGCAGCCCGTGCAGCATTGGCCACATCCTTCTCCCGCCGGATCTGAGTTTCCAGCTTTCGCATCAGCTGAACGGCCTGATATGTGGTGTAGCGCTTTCCGCCGATCTCGCATCCTTGGGCGTTGGCCTCAGCCCACTCACGGAGCTGGTCATCTGTGTACCGCCGGACGGAATACTGAGTGGAAAAACTCATAGCCAAGTGCATACAGTTCCATTCACCGATTGGACGGCGGAATCCGGCATAATGGTTGCCGTCCACGTCCCAGCAGTCCTGCCCGGCCTGCATTTTTGCAAACTCGGGCTTGGTAAAAACATGACCCTGCACCGGCTCATGGTCGGGAGCACTTCGGGCGTGGGCGGAGATCTCGTAGGCATCAAACCCCAACTCCTCCCCCATCAGGTCTGACCCACGCTGGGCGATCTGGTGGGCGCCGTCGATGATGTTCTGACGCAGTGCAGTGTCCAGCCTTCGGTGATAGCCGCTGTCATATACCACCTGCATTCCATTGGAGCCCAGCTGTCTGACAGCCTCACGGGTGACGGGCTGGTAGTCCCCCAGCCCGGAACTGACAGCCAGAATGGCCTTGTCCACCAGTTGGCGATATTGGTCGGAGGAGGCCGTGGTGTTGGATAGATTCCGCATGGTGTGGGCGGTCTGCAAACTCACCGAGCGGGTGTATTGGGTCAGTCGCCCTTTTGCCTCCTGCGATAGTGGGGTATTATCCAGTGCTCGGGCGAAGCGTTTGTCGGTGTAAACCTCTTCCATGGCGTTCTGGTAGATCTGATACAATTCTTTCGTTCCCATTTGCAACGCTCTTGCCAATCGGGCTGAAATATCCGCCATGTTGGCGTTCATTTCTGCCATGATCACCAGACGGTTGACGCTGCTCTGGTTCAGTTCCCCGATGGTACGAATCTGCTGGGCTACCGTTTCGATATAAAAAGTGTTGACCTCATCAAACTTCTCCATCAGCTGGTTGATCTGCTCCTCTATGGTGGGCGGCTTAGGTGTACTTCCCACGGCTCACTCCTCCTTACGGGGCCGGGATCCCTTGATCTAGGTCGGGCAGAAGCCCCTCCAGGCTCTCCATCCGCTCCTGCTGCTGGGCGGCGATGGCGGCCTTGGCCTGGGCGGCGGTCTCCTTGAAGTACCACTCCCGGAATTCCTGCTTGGAAATGATCTGAGCGTTGTAGAGCAGCAGCATTTCATTCATCTGCTGCTGGGAGTCGGTGACGATGGAATCGTCCCAGTCAAAGGAGACTTCATATTCCCCTTCCGGTGCCAGGTGATACATAGTAGCATACTTGTCCATGACTCGGATCACGTTTTTCAGACACCCCTCCAGGGCTCGCTGATTGTCCGCCACGGTGGCGTAGGAACGTTGCTTCACAATCCGCAGTTCCGTAGCGGTGCGGGCATCCACGTTGGCATCTGACAGAGTGCCCCGGGACAGGCCGCACAGATCCTCCACTCGAATCAAAAGCTGATTCAGCCCGTTGAGGAGACTGGCGTCACGAATCGGTGGAGCAAAAACCTTGTATGTTGAGTCCTCGCCCAGATCGACACCTCGAAACAGTCTCGCATTGAGCTTTGGCATCTCGGTAACGGTGCGGCCTCCCTCCTTTTGGGTCTTTGGTCGTAGCACTGTGGGATCTACATCGATGGCCAACTCGGAACCCTCAAACTCCCAGAGCAGCCGGGAATATTGCAGATCTGCCTCTCGGATCACATCCACTGCCTTTGAATACACCGATGCGCCCAGCGGGGAGTCCACGTCAACGTTGTTCGCAGAGGCCACTTTGTACCATCCGAACAACGGACCGTCTGTATCCTTCACCAATACCTCCGGCTGGAGGCTTGCCCATCGTGGCACCTCAGACAGTGCGATTTCCGTGCCCAGGGAATGGACGTTATTGGACTGAAATGCCCGCTGAGTGATCCGCACATCCCGGCCTACAGCGGTGTGTCGCTCCAGACGAGTGAATACCTTCTTGCCCTCGGTAAAAGAATCAGGTATTACTACATCCGCCAGATTGCCGTCATCGTCAAAAGCCAGAGGATACAGTGCCCAATCCATTGTCCAGTCAAAATAGATGTGGCCGTCTGCCGTGTTGGGGTAGGGCTTCACCACCATGCCTCCTGCGGCGCAGCCCTGCTCCAGCTTTACCCGCAGCACCTCTAGCAGCTTCTCAAGCTCCGCTGCTAGATACTCCGCCCGGGGATTCATCACCACGTCCCCCGTCTTGGTGTGGCCTGCGCCGTCTTTCCCCTTTCCGGTGATGGTGCATTTCATCTCCAGCACAATCTGACGGGCAACCTCAGAGCTGACAAAGGCAGGCAGATTCATGGACTTCACACCGGGAGCTTGGAGCCAGTCTGCCTTATTTAGATAGAGCTGATACCATGTGTCCAGTGCCGTGGTCATTTCCGTGGAAACTGGTGTTTCAATCCGCTCTACCTGTTCAATGTTTTTGTAGGGTATCAACCTTCTGATCACCTCCTCGATGAATCGTCGAACTCTCAAAAAAGCGTTCATCCGCTGTTATCACCTCTTTTCGGGCATGAAAAAAGCACGGCGTTCGCCGTGCCTGAAAAATAGTATGCTATTGTCCCTTTCGCTTGTACACCCGCTCCATGGCATACCTCACCATGTCGATACTGTGGTTATTGGCATCCGGGAAGGAACTGATCACCTCATCATTTTGGGTGCGCTCATACTCATAGTGGGTAAATTCCCGAGCGGTATTGGGGCATCGCACCGGGTCAATGACAATGGCTTGTAGGGACTGGAGCCACTTCATGCCATACCGCACGCTGTCGGGGCCTTTTATCGCCCCTCGACACATTGCTCCATATTCCCGGTAGTCTGCAACTGACTTAGGCTCCGCGGAATCAGCTGTAATCAGGTCAGAGCCGGTAACCCCTTTTTTAACCACCAGGCTGTTCCAGGTCTCCGCATTGCTCATTTTGTTGGCCCGGAACTCGTCATAGATATAGAGCGTGCGCCGGGTGCTGTCATAGTGCATTTTACCCCAGTGGTAGGGGTCTGGGTACCAGCCCCAGTCAATGCCCATGTAAATGTTGTCAAAGTGAGAAATCTCCTCATCAGTGATTTGACGAATCTCCAGA